CACGCCCAATAAAAAGGGGAGTCGAATGACTCCCCCGATAGGACTATAGTAATCTAATGAAGATTAATCCTCTGCTAGCTTCTCAAAATAACTCATTGTATCATCCTCACCAGCATCACTGGAAGCGGATGGTGAAGCAGCAGGTTTCTTGTCCGAAACATCAAACGGAATATCGTCAGCAGTCTCAAGAGTGTCAAAAGTCTGCTCGGCTGTTGGACGTTTTTGCGTAGGAGCGGCCGCCACTACACGATTAAACTTAGCCTTGAGATCATCATATGACTTGAACTTAGATGGATCAAGGAACTCTTCAAGATCATAGATCTTATCATTTTCCCATAGATCCTTAGCAACATCTTCATCAAGTTCCGTAGATGCTTCAAACTCTGACTTATCGTAATTGCGATATCCTTCAAAGTTACGAATCTTCAACTTGAAGTTTGCGCCTTCCCAAAAGTCAAATGGATCCATTGGAGTCTCATCTTGAAACTCAGGAAACATCTGATCTTTAATCTTGTTGAAGATCTTCATACCATAGCGATAAAGGAATACCTTACCTTCATTCTCTGGATGCTTTGGATCACTAACTACGTAAATGTTAGAGACATACGACATACGGCGTTTACGCTTACGTGCGATATCTTTATTAGCTTCAATACCAGAATTCCAGTATTCGCCATTAGACTCACACACTGGGCAAGGGTGACCCTTACCTAGAGTAGTTGGACATTCTTCAATGTACCATCCACCTTTGTCTTGAAAGCCGTGATTGTATGTTTGAACAAATGGAGACTTATCTTCATCGGTAACTGGAAGGAAACGAATTACTGCGTATCCATTACCTGACTTGTCTACATCGGGTTTCCAAAATCTATCGTCTCCGTAGGTTGCTTTCTTCTCGCCACCTGCTTCCTCGACCATTGATTTTAGTTTATTGATATTCGCTCTAGAACTAGAACGCTTTTTTAGGGCTGAAAAACTTGCCATAAACACTTCTCCTTATATGCGGTTTTAAATTGTTGTTGCCTGATTTTTTATACAAGGTTCGGCTCCTTGTAGAGACTCCGAAGAGTCTCTACAAACTATTTACTAATTGGTAGTTCCAGTATCAATCTCTACACCTGCTTCCTCTCCATCATCTTCTGCTAGAGCATTTGCAAGTACAGTATTAAAACCAGAACGGGCCATTTCAAATTGAGCGACTTGTGCCTGGGCACGTTGAATAGATTGATTAATATCCATCAACTGTACTACAGCGCCTTTCGCCTCATCATTTAGATCATCAAAAACATACTCTTTACCATCAATAGTAATAGTTTGCTGTTCAGTTTTTACTTCTTCTGTCATTTCATTTCTCCCTTAAGGTTTATAAAAATATGAACTCCCTTTCGGCAAGTTCGAGTTAAGTTACAATGTTTACAAGCAACCATTATAACACGTTTTATTTATAATGTCAAGAATCTTTTTTTGAAAATTCGTAACATAATTCGTCAATTAATTGGTTCATTGTATCAAACTTATAATTAACATCAAGACCAGTACAATGATCTTCTATGCTTTTGTGAAGATCCTTCATTACATATCTAATAGCTTGAATCTTCACATAACATTCTTCATCACTATGTAGTCTATCATTCATTAAAACACTCCTCAATTGCTAACGCATAATTCTGAATTTCAACTTGAGCGTGACCATCCTTTCTAAGATCAATTAGACGGTCATATGCGGCCAGTGACGCTGTTTCAATGAACTCAGTATACATAGACTGTGGTAGTAGCATACGCACCATCTCAGGCGCTACATTATAGTCACTGATCATTGCTTCATAGATATCTTCTACATCCATATTATATGAATCAATCCACCCTAACATATCCAAATCAATATTAGCATCATATTCAGCACTACCTTGCTTCACTGATCCTTCTGGTTTTGCTCTCCAAGTAGCTGGAAGATAGAACTCTGGTGAATCAGATACATAACGCCTACTAACTTCATTTCGAGTAAATCCCATCTGATGCTTGTACCATTGTCTTGCTACGAAGATCGGCATCTTGATACGAAATTGTGCTGTTAGTAGTCTGCGAATATCACTATGACCAATACCATATGAATCGATAGCTTCATCAAATGTCATATCAGTGATACGAGGATGAGTAGCAACATTAGTCATATTGAATGCTTCAACACTAAGAGGATTACACTCCTTCATCTTATCAGTTACAATACCATTCTCTAAGAATGCGAATAGAGATCCACGTTCAAGAAACATCACATAATTACTAGTATCGTGCGGATACTTCAACATCACACGTTCAAACTGATTTGCTTGTGTCTTAATAACCCAAGTAGCAAAATCATTTACTGTCATTTCTCGCTTTACAACATATTGAACGTGACTAAACGGAGTCCAATGTTTATGTTTAGCAAGATAGTTAATTAGACCAGTATCTTTATCTTCAATCTCTCTATGAAATTTATGCATTGATACTCTTGCCGCATTTACTACAACAAGATCGCTCTGTTCATTAGGTAACAATTCTACAGATGAGATTTCATCATTCAATGGATCAACAACCTGGGCCATATGATTCCTCCACTAATAATTCAACAGACTTCTCACAAGCAACTGCTAGATCTTCAATATAATTAAAATCTGTTATAGCATCCATACTACTTCGATAATTCAAATTCTTCACAAACAAGATTCCATTCACTTCATATGATAGATTAATCATATTACCTTCACGTTTGATTTGTTTGATATCAGAACACTTATCAATTTCAGTTTCATCTAAATCATTCAACTCTATCACATTACATTCTCCTTATTTTATCAACTAATATTTTCTTAAACTTTTTTATATCAAAATTCATAAATGTGTTGTAGTTATTACAACGATCCTTCCAAGCTGACCATACATAATCTTCATCTATATCTCGATCAAATTGATCGAAGAAGTTTAATATCTCATTCAATATTATAAAAGTCTCTAGAGAGATCATTTCTTCTAATAAGAATCTAAATAAGATGGGATGCTCATTAGCTTTCACTTGAAACAAATCATCAAATTTCATATCTCTTGAGTTTAAAAACTCTATAACATTATCTATATCCTCTGAAAATACATATGTCAAACTCTGTATTCTTTTCTTCCAATCAATATATCTTAACTCTGATTCCATATTCAGAACAAGATCACCAATCCACAAATCTTCATCTTCAGCAAAATTAGCAACAAAAAATTGAATGATCTCAGCTTTTGTATACTTCTTTAATAACTTTTCAAAAAAGTATCTATCTCTTCTACTCTCAAATCTTTTAAATGATGTTGTTACACCACCCTTATATTTTGAGAAATCATATTCTGATGTAAAATGTGATTTGATTCCTATATATAATTTATAAACTTCAAATGGTGTCATTACATAGGCAGTCTACTCGTTTTTGGTAGTAGATTATTTTCCTCACATTCAACTTCTAATTTAGATCTTAACGAATCATTAATAAACTTACAAATCTTCTCTGGCTCTACACTATACTCCTCACAATACTCAGTGATAGCTTCAAGATATGATAATCCTGTTCTCACCTTTCTTTCTATAATCATTGCCACTTGTGTTTGTTTATTTTTAGCCATTATAACAAATTATCTCCCTATTGTCAATACTAATTACTCAAAGTTTTTACTGCTTTCTTCACAATGCTCTTGACGATCTCACTACGAGGACCGAAGAGAGTAACATATTCGTGAAGGATTGGAGAATCTTCTTTTTTAATTTTTCCATACTCTTGAAGTTTAAGTACCGCACCATAGCAAGTATAAGTTCTACGAAGATCTAAACAAACATCATTGGCATACGCTTCAATCTCATCTGGATCACTCAGATAGATAATGCGCTTTTGCTTTTCAGTCATACCCTTTTCGTAAAGTGGCATACTAACCAACCCATTACGTTTTTGGATTTGTTCTCTATGGATCATTTCGTGTTCTATAGTCGCTTGTACTTGATGGCGAAGGAATTCCCAACTCTCTTTATTTATAGTCTGTTCTTCTTCTTCATCGTGAACCAATAGAGCAAGTTCAATATTGATCTCTTCTTCCCACTCAAAGGAATTGAAGTAACCATTGGAAGAGGCGAATCCAGAAGGAATCTCTTCAATAGAATGGATACTAACTTCAACTCCAAATTCTTCAAGATGCTCAGTAAAAATGGACGCTAAATCATAGCCATCCATTTCGATCCCAACAACTTCTTTTTCAATACTCTCAAAAATTTTATTCATCATATATTCTCTCAATCAACACGTATATGATAACAGAAGATATTCACAGTGTCAATAGAATTTGCATTGTAATTATTGATGCGCTGATAGATAAAATTAATAAGAATCCGTTCATCGTAACTGACCCCAAACAGAGTCACATCTTAATGGATAAACTTGAACGCCAACTGCTTCCCCAACACACCATTTTGCTTCTTTAAGAGTCTTAGGATGCTCTCCGTGATGACGAAGTGTACGTCCACTAACCGTGGTCCACCAAACAGAACCACTCTTCATAATCTCACCAACATATTTACCATTAACAACAATATGATAGTATGACTTTCTAGTTGGTCTCTTTTTGATCTCAAGCATAAGATACCTCAACAGAAGATTCGAAACGCTCCAACAGAGCGGCAAGGGCAATACCAGCAATAGCGGCAAGAAACATAACTTCAATCATAATATATCTCCTTAAAAACAATCAAACTCAATCAACACGTATAT